GGCAGGTTAGGGAACGATAATTCTCCACGATCTTCAAAGCCATCGTACTCTTCATAGTTCACTGTAAAGCTGCTAACGTTAACGTGACCATTGTCAAAGGGGATATTCTTACGAGCAAAGTATTCATCATTAAAACCAGACACACGATTGAAGTAATGCATGAAGTCGTGATAAAATTCACTATTAGTATCATGCCACAGTTTGTAGTTAGTGTTTATTACAGCTTTGTGATAGTGAAACACTTCTAGTGGCTCTGTGTCTATAGCATCTATAATACAATCGAATGCCCCATTAAGCCATTCTTTTAAAGATTGATCTGGGTTATCGTTTAGTGTAGTCCACACCATACCGCCATAACCCACTTCACTATGCAGCTTATCACCAACCACTTCGGATATTGGTCCTGATACACCATGAAGACCTGTGTTTTTGTATACGTTAATACCATGTTTATTTTTTATAACAGCAACAGGTGTATGTGCTATAGTAGAACTTCTGTACCAGTTATCAACTATAAGCTCGCTTTCATGGCAAACAGGAACCCATACTTTAGAAAATATAGTCTCTAGTTCCTGACTGTATAAATCCCAGTCTGAATAAATCTTAGAACTGATGTACTCAACGTTAGGTTTCTTTATCCAGTTTTTATGATTTCTTGGTGGCATTTATTCCTCCACAAAGCTTATAATGATATACTTACCGCCTTCTTGTTTTAAAGTTACTTTCTCTTTCTTACAGCTATAGAGATGTCCTGTTCCTACGTTTCTATCAATCTTACGTTTTACAGAAAGACATTCTGTTAGTTTAAAATGTGGTGTCCACTCTTTAGCTTCACCACCGAAAGTTAAGAATAAAACAAAAAGAGTTTCTACCATTAGTGATCTCCGTTACGCAACTTTTCTATGTGTGCTTCTAATGTAGAAATCCTTTTTTCATAGAACTCTAATGTTAGTTTTTGTTGTTGATCGTATGGCGCTCTACCTTCTTCGATTTCAGTTGCTAATGATTCTAACTCACCAGCTAAATGTTCTATTAACATAAACTGTTCGCTATCTGCAGGGAGCGCACCCATTTCACCACGAGGCCATTTAATCCTAAAATTAGTATTCTGTTCTAAATCAGCCTTCATCATAGTTATACTTGTTTCTATTTTATTTAGTCTTTCTATAATACCGAAGTAAGCCCAAGTTGCTACGCTTGCTGCTGCAACCATACTTATAATATTCCTTAAGGGTAAAGCGACTTCAGTATTGTCACTTATCTTTGGCATTATTTGTCCCCTTTGTGCTCGTGACCCATCCAGATTCCAAACACACCAGTCATCACGCCCATTACTACGGACACAAAAGCTGACTGTGCTCCTGTTGGATCAGGTAAATCCATAAACCATTCAGCACATCTCCAGGACATTACTGTACTAGCTAACATCATAAACCTAGGTAGTATCTTCCATTTAAGAAAAGCTTCTACAGTCATATTATCCTCCATAATAAGTGGTGGTATACCGCTGCGTACCACCGGACGCATGAGGACAACGCGGATCTCTTAGACCCTAAGGGTCTTTATGTTCTATAAGGGGTATATACTATAACCAATTGACTTCAGGTTGTTCTAAGCCAGCCATCTTTTGTTTCCATGACACATTTGAAGTCCCTAATCTGTCCCAATGGGTACGTAATACCTCACAACCTATGGCTAATGCTATGACTGAATCATCATAACAGTTAGGTGCAGCCTCTGTTTTACCTGTATCTGTAGAGATATAGTCCTTAAGTTCCTTGATTATCTGCACAGATGGTATAAGTATCTCTTCATTCTCTATCAGGTTTTTAAGATTGGCTATAATAGCTGGTTTTGTAGCAGATGTAGTCCTAAACCCTAGACGTATACCCTCTTCTGAGGACACATTGGCTATCTTTGTTTGTCTATACAGGTTCACATAGCCTGTGCTGTCTAGTTTCTGCAGGGTAGCTATACCCATAGAGTTAGATTCTACTGCTAATAGGGCATTATTATAATATCGACCCAGATAAAACAGAAGTTCACCCCACATACTAGGATCAATCTTGTTATTCCTGTAGTGTGCTACAACTTCATATCTTTTATTTAACACAACAGCAGCAGAATAGTCCTGGCCTACGCCTAATGCTACATCAGCAGCAATAACATATGGTTCATTCCAGTCAGGAAACTGGTATATGTACAAAGAACCTTCTCTGTTTTCATCAAACATCTTAGATGAGGGGTCCCATTCAGACCTTCTTTCATAAGCCTGGGGTACTAGTGAGTCCAAACGCTCCACGTTGAAGACGTTAGATCCTGACATAATAAACGCTTCGTCAGCTGTTGAGGGGTACTCTTGTTTGAACTTGAGTTCTCCACCTTCTGCAATTTTAAGTCTTCGCCAGTAGAGTTGTCCGTCTGTGAGGTTGTGTTTATCTCGTAGTTTTTCTTCTTCAACTGTCAACTCCATGTTCTCTGGGGGTTCTCTAGTGTATTCTGGTGTTATATACCACGGTAGGAAGATAGGTAGGTATTCGTTCTCCCCCATCTCAGCACCCTTCCAGAGTCTGTAGAACTCCCCTTGAGCACCATTAGCAGTAGACTCCAGGATAACCTCAGTACCGTCAGCCTGAGAGATGCCCTGGAAGAGTCCTGCTAGGATCTTCTCATCATGTTGCCAGAAAGCTACCTCAGAACAGTGTGCTATAGTCGGAGTAGTACCTCTTCCAGCCTCTGGAGACCCTGCAGTATATAGTCTATAAGACGCTGTAGCATCCTTATCAACCATAGCAGGACTATTAATAATAATCTCTTTAGCATTACTACGGATTTCTTTAGGAGATAGATCACCTTCCATATTACGGATAAGGTTCTTTGACATAGCAAAGAGGGCATCTGACGTAGCCGAATCGTGAGCCATGACAACTGATCTTGCATAGGGAGTGTAGTAACTTTTCCAGAAGACTCGTCCAGCGCAGTATGTAGATATCCCTTGTTGCCTAGCTTTGAGTATAATTGCTCTAACTTTGCCAGTAGCATTCTTCTGTTCCTCCAGTTTTTCTGTAATTATCTGTTGAGCTTCATTGAATTTAAATGGAACAAACCCCCTAGCTACGTCCTTAGTAACGATCTGTATTTGCTCTTCTGCAAACCTAGTAAAGTTGTGTTCATAATCCTTGATTCTAGACCTTTTCTGCTTTTCCTTGAGCAGTTTACCTAGCTCTTTCTTGTTCATGTGTCTTGTGTCCTCTTAGTTGTCCCTGAGTAAGCCTGATTAAAGTACCAATATATATGAGTACCCTTACCACTTTCATACCCCCCTTGTAATCATTCAATCATAATCGAATCCCTTCGGGATACTTATAGTGTCTTTCTCTCTTCGCTCAGTCGCCGCTAAGGCTCTTGCAGTACTATCCCTACTCTAAGTGTCCTTAAGGGCTGTCAGTGAGCCTTATAGAGCTACTAATGGTATCTATAAGGGGTATATGGAGTACTTTACTTAGATCATTACCAGATCGAGTGTACTGGGTGAGTACTTTGAGTAACCTCTGGGACAATGCTTCAATGTATATACCCCTTATAGAAAAGCCCTTAGAAAGTAACTCTATATACATATAAGTATCTATAGATACTAATAGTACTTAAAGATATCCATAGTATGTTGAAGCTATCGCTTCAAAGCTCCGCAGGTAAACTCATGTGAGTTTAATCAACACCAATACAAGTATTGGATTATTCTTTACATACTATAGATACCTATCAGTAACCAAGATAGCAGACTGCGCTATCGCTTGCTGCTTTACGCAATGGCAAGAATGATCTTGTACTTCACATCCTGAAAGGAAACCAGATATGTTTACATATTCTGTTAACACTGATGGAACTGTCAGTAACGTCCAGTTCAACAAAACAGAACACTTTGGTGTCAACATCACATGTGCTGAAGTTGTATCAGACAACCTAGACTACGATCAGTTTCTAGAGTCTGAACATAACCAGTCTTGTCGTGAGATAAGAATGTGTTCTTACCCTGAAGAGTTACTCTAAGGGAACAGCCTGAGCAAGCTGATAACTGCTCTCTTCATTCTCAAAGATCTCAGAAAGGATCTGTCATGCATATCACTACACATGCTAAGTCTCGCTTATCACAACGTGGTGGTACAGTACAGGACATCATCAACACAGTAAACAACGGTGTCAAGATGATCAACCG